CTTCCCATAAATTTTTCATGTATATCTCCTATAAGTTCCACTCAACCATAAGATCAAACCAAGTGCGTGTAATAACACAACCAATAAAAGCCAGTGGTAAAACCAATACCAGACCAAGCAATACACTTATAGTAGTCAGTACATAAGCTTCTACAAATGCTAAGAAAATAATAAATACTGCTATTAATAGTATTGCAAGTATTGCTTTAGACGGCGTATTAGCAACTATTTTTATGTTATTCATTAATAATTCAAGAACACTTTTCATGATATTCCTCATTGTTTTTTATATTGTTTTGCACAATTTCTATTAATTCTTTCGCAGCACCGTCGAAATCTATTTCATTCGAATGCCAATTATTAACTAAATCAATCAAAAAGTCCTTTACTAGGTCTTCGCATGTAGGTTCTTGAATTTCCCAGTGGCCGGTATACACTTTTCTATTATTCACTATGCCAAACAAGTCGCTTTTAATGTCTTCCATGTAATGGACGGCAGCTGTATAGTCAGATGCTTTGAACAAAACAATCTTGTTTGGACAGTGCTTTGCGTAAAAAATACCCTTGTAGGTTTTCATAGTGCTTCCAATTGACATTATAAATCACTTCTATTGTTATCAGGTTCCTTGTACATTACCGCCACTTCTGTAAGCAATCTTCATCCACTATTATACCAAACGCAATAATAACTGCTATCAAAAATATACCTACAAATATATTAAAAACTACTTGTAGCAAATTTGGCGCAACTTCATAGGCATACCTAATCACATGCATACTGAGTGTGATTATTAAAAGCGGTACTAGTCCAATTATGAAGTATCTAATGCCTTGCAATATCATCATATAATACTCTTCCTTATTTCAAGTCTAAATATACTATCTTTATTAACCATAATTTCTGAATATGGGTTGTTTGTCCAATAACTTAACCAACTATCATTAATGTTATATCCGTCTACTGTTGTTCTTAAATATTTTCCATCTATTGTAATAATGGTTAAATCGTGTTTCATTTAATTTTACTTCCTATCAAGTTTCCAAGATTCGTTAATATTTTTATCACCATAAACAATCATCATATTATGTACTTTGCTATATTTTCCATTTGCAATATTTTTCATGACTTCCTTTTCTTTTAGAACTCTTGCAAGAAATATATTAAATATTGCTTTACTATAAGTAGGTTCTTTGTACATTACTACCACTTCCTTAAATATGCTTCATCTATTATTGAACCAATAATTATAATAAATACTGTTAGATATGCTAACACAATTATACCGAAAATTATATTAATATAATCAGGTGCTATCGAACAGCCATAACTTATTGCATTAATAATAATTATAATTATCGAAAACGGTATTAATCCAATTACAAAATACCGAATGTATTGTAATATCGACATTAGTAATCACGCATCTCCAATGTCCAATCAATGATCGTACCAATTGTGTATATAACCAATAATATTGTTCCTGTCATCAAAGTAAATACTATAAATATAGCATAATCTCTTGATAACCACACAAGCAATACTAGTAGCGCACACGATATCAAACCAACCATGAACCTCATAATATGTGTTAACATTCTTAACCTCCCATCAAGTATTTTTTTTGCCTCTTCAAACAAAGAAAAACAAAACAACCAAAAGGCTGTTCTGTTCTTTCCTTGTCTGGTTTTGGGTACACATTACTAAACACCATACACGTATTTAAGTTTTTTGGTTATCCTGATTTTCAATACATATGAACTACTGGATCTCCTTTTGGCGGAGTTTCTGCACATTTCCAATGTTCTTGAATATTGTTAGGTGTAAAAAAATTAATATTATGTATTTCTGTATATTCATATTGCTTATCTTTAATAACAACAGGAAGAAAATAATTAAGTATATGATTAGTATCGTCAACATTTATAATTTCTTCAAGATTTCCAGTGCCCTTACAATGTGGACAATTCCCTTTTCTTTTATGATATGATATAGACTTATATGGAATCATTAACATAATACCATTTTTGCCTTCGATTGTAATTGCATTTTTAGACATTTTTACTTCCTTTGGATTCAGTATATTGGTTCATTAATTTTATTTCCTTCAGTTTTAGAACTATCTATTGCAGTGTTTATATAAAAGTTACCACATTTTTTATGTTGTTTTTTGGATGCACTTTGTTTCATTTTTATTGCTGTTATGTACGCACCTAACAATGCCTCTGCTGGGGAATTTGCTTCTTTCCATGTTATACCTGATTCATGGTATTGGTTATAATAATCTCCGTCGTATCCAGGACCAATTTCACATATTTCAGCATAATGTGATTTTTCTTCTTCTGGTGTTTGTTTACATATATTCCATGTCCATCCTTGGCTTTCGCATGCTCGCTGGATACAACTTTGAATTAGGGCATGGCCAGATGGACTATTTACGTTGATTAAGAATGATAATGATAGATCGATGTCATTCCAAGTCTTATAATCGACCATTTTCAGATCCGCCAGAAGCTCAGATAGAGTCATCGAAAGACCTCTGGGTGCTCGGCTTGGAGCAGTTCTAAGGCTTCTTTTCGATACGATTCCCGATCTATGTTCCATGTTCGGAAATTGAGATGATAATCTTGTCCTTCCTGTTCTCCTCCAAATTCTGCCACTGCCCATCCCTCCACCGCGATCTCCTTGAGGGCCTTGGCTCGGGCATTCAAATCTGCGATATAGTGAACAAGTTTACTAATTTCACTCATGAAGGCCTCGTTATTATATATTTCTCGTGCCAAATCAGTTTCTAGTTCCGTAATCCGAACTTTGAGCGTCTGATTCTCGTCTTTCCATGCTTGCACTTCTTCTGGAAGACAGATGATTGCTTTTTGGGTTTTCGTGGGCGGGATTGGGTAATAATTTTCAGTGGTCATTATTTTGTTTTCTCCTTCCTGAGCCACCACATATAGGGCATTCTTCGTGTTCGTATAAAACAGGGAAATGGCAACGTTCACTAAATACTGGTATTGCTATGTTTCCGGTTCCAAGACAACTTTGACAAACTCCCAATTTTATTTTTGGAGGATGATCAATGTTAAAATGCTTTGGATTTTTCGGACCTTCTGGAATAACCACTGGATAGTTTATTAATTCGATCTTATAGATATCCGAATCTAAAATCTTGTTCAGACGTTCTCTGTAATGTATTAGGTCTTCTTCATTATCAGGATTCATTATTTACCTCCTTCATCGGTACCAATGAATAATAGATACCGTGGTTGCTGGTTTCATTCCTTGCTCAGTAGTGGATATAGGAATAACCTCCCCGAAGGTAACTGGATAAGTGCTCTCATCGAACAGTAGATCATCTTCGCTGGATGATCTTGCAACTTTGCCACTTCCATTACATACCGGGCACACGATTAGGTCGGGATCGTACAGAATGCAGCAACGGTAATATTGATGTTCTTTTTCAGTTATCATTTTTCCTCAAAGCTGCTGTATTTTCCAACAGCAAATCTGTTAAAATCTTCCTTGCACGTACATCTTCCATTCTTTTCCCTCCCACAGTCATCTTTTTCTTCTAGATATACATTAATTTTTATTATATATCCTTTGGTTATCCAGTCGCATAAATCCGACATCAAATTAAGAAGTCCGCCCAAATGATCACTGCTTAAATTATATACCCTAGTCGGAATTCCATATCTCATATCAATTCACCTCACTTTTACTATATACATATACGTCTTACTAGAATAAATAGTTTTTGGTCACCAAGCATCATAGTCGCTAACGTCTTCTTGGTAACCGCCATTTTCAATCACAATTTTTGTTCCTATGCCGGTTTGCATTAAGTGAATTACATAATTATGCGACGGATGTTTCTTTGAGAATTCATATAATCGTTTCAATTCTTTATTAGATATAATTGTAGTTATTTCGGACATAATACCTCAAAAAAATAAAAAAAGTTTTTTAGTTTTGTAGTTGTTCGATTCTCTTTTTAATGTCCTCCTCGGACATATTTTTAATCGCGTCTACTTTTTTGTCCGCAAGTGCCGTCATAAGAACTTCCAGTTCTCTCTTCTTTTCTGCTGCCTCAAGTTTTGCGGCCCTTTCCGCCTTCTTGATTCCAGCGACATACTTTATGAGGTCTACTTGCAGTTCTAGTTTGCTAGTGGAAGCATCCTTAACATCCAGCAAACTATCTTCCTTGGTCGACTTGAGCTGTGCATTCAAAATCTTGTATATGTTGTTTAAGCTTTCCAGAGAAAGATCAAACAAATCCTCTACGTATAGCCATCCCTTTTCACATGGGATTCTTATCTTTTGGCGTGCTGCCTTCTCAAACATATTTTCGATTGTCATGTATATACCTCTCAAAAATTTAAAATACTATCTTCAATGTTCTGTTCACGTGACCAGTTACTCGAACCACTACCGAATTCCTTTGTGTTGAACTAAAGCCCACTCCCGACAACTGGTTATCATCATCTTCAACGCGCATTCGGGCTCCTAGTGCTTCAAATACTCTCTTATGCTGGACCAGATCTGACTTTAAGAATTCATTGTAGAAGCCATTAGGACGTTCCGGATTTTTTGCACCCTTCAGCATAAAGAAAAAGTGCCTATTACCTATTCCAGACTGATCGTCCCAGTAGTTTGGACTATACATCATCACAGACACTGGATGAAACTGATTGGTGTCCAGATCCCAAACCTTTCGCGAAGTTACGCTAGACGGCAACTTTCCAGCAATAGTAAATCCGGCTGTCCTGCTATAAGTAACTTGTGCTACATCTACATTTTCGCTTTGTCGAAGTTCGCGGTTGCACTCAAAGGTATGAATTTGTCCGTCAAACGCAACCTCGGCAGTGAAACCAGTACGCCCGCCATTATGACTATAATTCTGGACGAACATTCTGTAAGTGCCTTCGGGCATCTTACTGGCATCTGACCATGTTATGTTTTCTACAGCCACACCATCTGGTGTCTGACTAAAAGGTCTTGTAATGTCCACGTCTAGCATACCAGAAGACCTATGCCGATATCCACGATTTTCAAAGTAGATATGGGTTCCTGGAAATGGTTCAACACAATGTGCATCAAAGTCGTTGTTATTACCACCATCTTGGGTACTCTTAATACCTTCGTGATTCCACATGATTGAAAATCGAAGTACTCCCTCTACGTCACCACCCAAAGCCTTAACTCTCTTAACCATGCTATCCGTCATACCGCCAGTATATGCCCAGCTAAACCCATTATTCCACTTGAACATTGTAGGGCTTTCCATATTTTGTGGTGCAACCAAACTAACCATGTTGCTGGCGTGCTTATTTTCTAGGTAAACCTCCAGGTTGCTAATAGTTGGCAAGATGTCCCTTACAAATACATCAATTGGAACTTCTTCTACCCGGTCAAAGTCCCTGGGCTTTACTGCAACTTCCTTGGCCATTTGATCAAAGACGCTACCGCCAACCATCTGGGACTTTGCATCACGATTCGCGAACAGTATATTATTCACGGTAATGTCATGGATTGTTGCGAATCTTCTTGGAAGTGAATCAAGCAACCCGAGATCAATCAAGGTTTGCTCAGCATCTTTAAGCATTTTTGCCGTAAAGATTGTCTTGGGTCTCATGTAATTACTTGGCGCCACAATTTTCTCATATTTCTTAACAGCGTCATCTAGGTCATCGCCGTTTGAAATATCCACGAGCAGTGTCCCGATAGAATGGTTTCGAATTTTAGCGAGGGCTGGTCCGACCTTTTGAGACTGTTCCCAGGCATAAAGGTCCTTGTGGACGTCATCTAATTTGTCGTATGCCTTTTTATGTGTCAGAAATGCTTCTAGCTGCGACTTCCATTCTTCGCCCTTATAAAGACTGTTGGATGCAATTAGTTCCAGAACAGTACTAATACTATCTGGTGTCAACTCTTCTAGGGACCTCTTGAAAACGTCCTTCAGGGAATGTGCATTTCCACGAATGGTGTCTTTTGTAGATCGTTTTGTAGGCATCACAAAACCATCCGGCAACTCGTAATAAAAGTGTTCCCAGGCGTATACCTCACCGTTCTCAAACATTTCGGGAGTTTTATCGGTCCCAATTTTTGCAACATCCGTTACAAAAATATCTCGAACTGGCCTGGATCGTATAAGGTCAGACATTGCCTTAACAACTGGTCCATAATTTCCAATACGTTCTATTGGAAAGTCCCAGATGGTAGTAATCTTGCCGTTCTTGATGCCAACTACGTTCCCAAAGTCCCGCATGAAATGTCTGCAGCAACTACAATCATGTTCTGTCCTTGTTCGCATAATTGGGTTAGTGCCCTCCGGAAACGCGCCCAAGTATGTCTGCCACATTTCTTCCTTAGAAACATCGGCTACAAATAAATGTGTAGCATTCGCTATCATCTTTTCCAAATGCTGATTCATGGCATCTTTTAATACTATAAAATTTAATTCCATGTCTTTCCTCCTGCTTCAATTACAATTACTTCGCTACAATTTCCTCAGGGATTGTGTTATTATCCCCCTCATCAAAAATCCTATTCCCCAACCGATCAAGAATCCACCTAGCCATAATCCAAACAATGCATTCATTTCATCCAGCTTCCTTCTTTGTTTAGTCTATCCAGAATTGTTTCTTCGCCCGGAAATAGCCCAATTTTTGGCATCATACTAAGTCACCCCAATTTTTATTCTTTATTTGCTAACCAATACGGCAAATGATGTTCAAATGACATGAACAGTGCTTTGAATGTACACATGTTTTCTTCGGATATATATAATGCACACAATTCAGTACAATGTCTATCACGAAATGGGCACATCTTTATTTCCTGTTTCACACTAAGTCACCGCTCAAATAATAACCATTAATCCAATAATTAATCCAATAGTTAGCACAAAACTAATAACAAGCGGCTTCACGAATAAATTATGTAATGTTTCCAACTTAGATCACCTCACTACTTTTATTTTATTTTCATTCTATGCAAAAAATCCTTGTCAGACTCTTTTGGATAATGATAACGACCTAATGGTAATTTAATTCCTGGTGTGCCGTTTTTCTTGCCACTTCAATTCACCTCACTTTTTACCAAGTACTACTAGTACTTAATCATATTTATACGTTTTGGTCACCATACACTTCTTCTACAATTTCTTCGATATCCCTTGGATAATACCCAGATTCCTTTAACATGTTTCTAAGATCATCTTCTTTGCTAATACCCGGCTCTGGTTCCATTATGTCTGAATATTCATGTAGAATCCATGACATCCTAGTACCAGCATCAAATCGATAATCTCCACCTTCCTTAAGTAAGGCTAACTTCAATTTGTGTATTCTTGTTTTAGTGTCATATGTATACATCATATTAATTCCATCTCCTAATATATTCCATACTAATTATTCCTTACCTTGTCCTTATTGCAATCATTGGTACGTCTATCTTATATTCCCCAAACTTGCCGAATGACGGTGTTTCTTTTTCAACAGTCATGGCTTCGACGCAGCAAAATACATCAACTTTCCAATGTTTCGGACACAATTGTTCCAATAGTTCTCTGGCACATTTTCTGTTATTGTAGATTATTAATGCGTCAACTACGTTTTCACGGTGGTGACTAGTTCCATCTGATAACACCAAATGAATTGTTTTTATGCAAGATTCTCCAGAAAGAGATATGCAATGGTCCTGTAATATGCTAAATAAACTTTTTTCTTTACAATTTCCATAGAAATTTAATTTTGATTCATTGATGGTTTTCATTTCTTTATACCTCCAATTTTTAACTATTGAGTTTAATAAAAAGCCCGTCTGTCTTCTTTCTCAGAAGGAATCCGCATCCCTCTCACATTTCCTACTTTGCCGATAAATGCCTTCGCTACATCTGGATGCAATGGAGTCCAGCCGTTTCCCGTTCGATCCTGTGTGATAATGACTTTCATGCCAAGCTTTACATCATCTATATGCATATCTAATCACTCCTGTATTTTACCTCAAACAAAAGAAACAAAACAGCAAACGCTGTCTTGTTGTCCTTTGCCTGTTTTGTTGGGCATATACTATACTATTGCTAAAGTATTTAAAGGTTTTGGTAGCTATTACCAAAACGTATTTATACAACAACCACTAAACAAAGTATTATGAAAATGATTCAAGCTGATCAGATATTACAGAAAATTCCACCTTTTCTGGAATCCGACATACACAACAAAATAATAATATCAATAACGTCAGACCTTATAACCAAAAACATAAGTTATGCCAATAAACGCAACGATGACATCATAACATTTCGAGGATCTCGAATGACTGATTTTGATTATGTCTTGTGGTGGGGAGATTCTTATAACTTCGGCAGAACACTACTAGACCTAATTATCAAAGAAATCAAAGCCATTCACGAAGCAAACATGGTAGTCTACTATATAATAATAGAATCCAGGAAAGATCTAGAAGATTTCATTGCCAAATGGAAACTAACCGACAAAGAACTTGGAAGAGAACTAACAGATTATTGGAATAAAAACCACAAAGAAATCATACAAAAGGAGGCACTACCATGAAAGTATTTACAGATCCTATAAATAGGATTCCGCCGCTTCTAGAAAGTGACATAAATAGTAAAATAATAATATCTGTGTCTATTTCACCAACGAATATAAAATACATAAGTTATGTAAGAATAAATAAATTTAACAGTACACTAACGTTTCGTGGTTGTCGATCACATCAAAATCAAATTTACGATTGGGCGGATAGTTATAACGCAGGAATTTCTGTATTAGATTTGATTAATAAGGAATATAAAATATTAACTTCTGATGGTTTTAAGGTAACATACTATATAATAGAATCCAAAAAAGAACTTAAAACTTTCATGCGAAGAAACAATATAGAAAACGGTTTATTGGGAATTGAATTATTCGAAGTTTGGAATAAACTCAAAGAAAACAAAAATATTAAAGAAAATAGTAAAAAATCACATATGATATAAGAACCGATGATATCAGCACTATTTCTATGCTCTCCTCTCGTATTCATATTCAAGCTCTGACATGGATATTGAATGATTAGGACCGAATCGATTTCGCACTGCCTGGTAAATGGCTTCACGGTCTTGCTTTCGCAATGCCCCAAATTTCGGTCTTTGGAATTCTACAAGCCTAGTTTGTTTCATGGTAACCTCCCTCATAATACCAGTATAACCACATTTAATATTATGCCAACAATTGTACCGACAACGCATTTCAAACAAAATACATCATTTTCTTCCATTTTACATCACCTCACTTTTTACCAAGTACATATAGTACTTACTAGAATAAATAGTTTACGGCTGAAAAAAATATGTTATTGTAATTATTATTTTGTTATTATTACTGGTTCTTCAAATAAATTTCCTTGTATGCTTTCCACAAAGTCGATCAAACGATTTATGGTTTCATCATAAGTTTCATCTTTTTTAATATTATTTAATCTATTCTTTGTTGAATCATTTAATTTGATTGTTTTTGTCATCATGTATATTCCATCCATAGTATACTACGTTTTTTTAGTAGTAAACTAAAATCCTAGTATTTATAGTTTTTGTCCAATTTTCATTGACTTAATATATTTATAGTAATTATTAATATATTTATACAGTTTTTTTAAAAAACCACTAGCTACTACTTATACTTATACTTATACTTACTTATATTTTATACTTACTTATACTTATGTAATATAGTAAATATATAGTAGTAATATAGTAAATATAGTTAGTAGTTATTGATTATATAGTAATATAGTAGTTATAGTAAAAAATATAAAGAGCTTAAAACTTTAGTAGTATAGTAAAAGTTTTTACCGTATTACCTTATTAGACAATTTACGGGTATTGGTTTTTGGAAAATTTTGCAATATGGTTAAGAGAAATTTCGAGACGTTTACCGATAACGGTTTTGGACAATACGTAGTTTAACTATAATTAGATATTCAAAACCAAAAACTATAAGTACAATAAAGTTAAAACTTCCTAATATGAAAATTATTGACTATGACGTATCTAAAAGAATTCCGCCAATCACTGAAAACGACGTCAAAACCAAAATAATCATATCACATAGCATTTCGGATGGGGGAAACAATTTCATTGATTATGTAATAAGAAACAATGATGGAATATTTATGTTTCGTGGTAATTTAAAAAATTGTATGACGGATAATTGGCTCGTTGATGTCAGTACATGGGAAGATAGATACAATAATGGTAAAACAATAATGGACTTATTATTAAAAAAACAAACTGAAATGGAAAAAAGGAGATGGACAACAATACATTATATTGTGGAATCCTACAATGACTTATTGAAAATAATAAATACTTTTGATATTACCGGAAATCTAAAAACAGAACTAATGGCTTGTTGGGAAAAACTTCCAGTTAACCAAAAAGCTTAAATACGATCATAACGTTTTATAATATGCCCCAAAAACACCGGAAAGCCAGGAGACAAGATTTTCCTTGTTTCCTAACTTTTCGATGAGGGTTGAAAAGGAAGTGACTGAGATGACAAAAAATATTAAAGTTGAGTATGCTGATAAACTGCATGGCAATATATGTCCTATGATTGGACGACCGTGCATGCAAGATTATTGCCTATCGTATGATGAAGTTCGATATTCTGTCGGCAATGACAATTATGTTTGTCATAAATGCAGAATAATCGGCATTGGTTTGGATGAACCAGTTATTATTAAAAGTATATGAAGCATATAAAACAGAAGTAAATGTGTGGTGACCTGAAGTGACGTCTGAAATGATTCAGGATAATGAACATGCTACCCGGCTTGCTATTAGAATTGCAGGGGTGTCGATAAAATGCAGTTAACTGCGGAAGAACGATATCAACGTTCTAAAGCTTCATATGAAAGAAATGGATGGGTATTCGAAGATGATAATATAATGTTTGATAAAATATGCCCAGTAATTCAAAGGGCTTGCATAAAAGAACAATGTCTCTCATATATAGCATTTACTGGTGTTGACAACAAAGGGGTATATTATAATTGTCATAAATGCAGTTTATTGAATATAGAATTGGAGTGACCGAACGTGACCACAAAAAATGACATTGAAAAGCTGTTCGGCGAAACACGTGATAAGATGCTGGACCCGAAAACAGATAGTACGGCTTGTATAACGTTGATGCTGGATTTCGCGGATAGGGTATCCGTATTGTTACCGGATTTATTCAAAGAATATGAAAGGCTAGAAAAGGATCTTGCTACTAGCCGGTCATATGCTAGGTGGTTAGACAAGCAATATCACGCTGCCCATGAAAACGCAATAAAAACATTAAAGGGAGTACCATGAAACTAGGAATTTGGCCGTTTGGCAATAAAAGCAACGAAAACAAAGAATGCGTAGTAATAAAAAACATGCCACTTGAGCAAGTATCTTGTGATATTTTGAAGGAGGAAATTGCTAGAAGAAAGAAGGAAAACCACGATAGGCGAGTCCGGGAAGCCAATGCAAAAGCAGACAAAGTAGACAAGCTCATTGATGAACTATGCAATGAAATAATGCCAGTTGATGGAAAAAATACTTCTAACTCAACGTACAAGGAAACCATTATTAGAGAATTGGCAAGTTGTGTAATGGAGTCAATAGAAAGATATAGTTATTATTATTATCATAGATATCCAAGTGAAAGAAATGACAACATGGAAACTATTTTGGATTACATTAATAGAACCATAGATGAAGTAGACCACGATGCCATCCACATAGCAAGTATTTTCAAATACATGAAAGCAGAATATCGAAAAACACTTCTTGCAAACATTAAAGAGGAATGCTAGCTAGGTGGTCACATTGAAAATTTTTGGTAATCCAAGAATTAAGATTCCGCAAATATTGGAAACCGAACCGAACTAGAAAAATTGGGAGCGAAAATATTTTCCCCTAAACCCTAATTTTTCAGCATTTAGTTTATATACTAGAGTCCGAAATCGCGGGGAAATCGATGCAAAAACCTACGATCTTTTTTATTTAATATCAAAACTACTGCCTAAATTAAAACTGATTTTAAGTGCTTAAAACGTTAATATTGTAAATAAATTATTAAAAAATATTTATAATAATTGTTACCAAAAGTTATAAATAAAGACAAAACTAAAAGTTTGCTATGAAAGATGCAATTAAATTGATTTTAGAAGACACGGACAGAATACCCACGAACTTTCATGAATTAAAGAACATGCTAGAACAATTGGAAAATCCAAACAAAAAAATGCATATCGATGATATTTATAAATTCAAAAATCCGATGTTAAAAATTCCTAACATTTCAGAGGACATAACCAAACAAATTATGTTAATCCATACGATAACAAATTATTCAAAATTCGTAGGTATTGTGGTGAAGGTTCGTGAAAACAAATACGCAATAAGAGGGACACAAATCATAAATTCTCGTTATGAACCAGACATGACAACATGGGTAACTACTGGACATTCAATACTAGAAACAATATCGAAATTTCGAATTGCCATGGGCAATAATTATGTAATGTTTTATGTAATAAGAAATAAGGAAGAAATGTTATGTGTCTTGAATGAAATTTGCTTTAGTAGCCAAAAGTTATATCGGGTGTGAAAACTAAATGACAAAGTCAATAGCAACGTTACAAGACCTGCAAAAAATAGATCCGACGATCCAGGAAATTAATAACCCTCATAAAGAAATACCGAACATAAGTGAGGATGATGATAGTAGAACGGTTATTTGTGTTGTTTATGTATATGAAAATTTATATTGCAAGACAATGGTGAATACAAAAAGAGGAGGTTTTGCCTGGATATGTGGAACCAGTTTTTTAGATAATGATTATACAGGACATGACTTATGTATTGAATCAAAATCAAAAATCGGCCTCATGAAGTCTGAATACGAACTATACAATTTATATAATACACGTATGTGTGGTCCTTGTAAGTTTTTTGTATGCGACATAAATAAAGCAAAAAAAATAGTGAAATTTATATACTATGGACGTGATACACATTACGGTAAAATTACAACGTATGCATTATTATTTGTATGGTTTGTATTAGTACTTTTTGAGTTGTTTGGTGGTGTCTAATATGCAAGTATTTAATAAACCAGATAAAGTATTTCACGTTAATGAAGACAATGATAGTAATTAGTAGGTGACATAATGATAACATTCAAGAATCCTCAGGAAAAAATTTATGATCTGGAAAATCTAGATGATAAAATAGTGCTGGTCCATGTGAATACACCATATAATGAAAATTATTATGGAATTGTACAAAAACATTCACTAAATGATTATAAAATAAAAGGCGGCACAATAGGTAAAGGTAACGATGATATACACATATGGGGACTTACTGGAAAAACAGTTCTAGATATTCTTACAAGGTGTTATATTAATTCTATTGGAAGTAGATATGAATATATTTTCTATATTATAGAAGAAATGTCAGAACTTGGAGAAGTACTAAAAGTATAAAAAAATCATTACGACTGGTGTTAGCCTGTCCAGCCGCCTCCAGTTCTTATAACTCTTTTTGGAATCCTTGTTGGAATAGAAACATTATTAGTAAACGTTGATAGGTAAAACAAAGCCTGTGTCATGCTATCAACCTGGTCGTCGTTTTTTCCAACCGGGAACGATGCAACTTCTTCCAAAAAATCATGTATCCAATCGGCGTTTTGTGGCATCGGTAACCATACATTACCGGCTTCCACATAAGGGGTGATTGCGCGTGCCCTAACTACCTTTCCGCCTTGTGGTTCAACGGGAATAAGACCGGGTACTGATCGCTTCAACATTGTTATTATTGCAGGACCATTTGCTTTATCTTCTATTAGTTTTGCGGAAGATGTTGGCCATTTCGTTGAAAGCGTTGTAATACTTTGCATAGTGGCAATGACGTCCATTTGGGCACGAACCTGATCAAGTAAATAGAAGTCGGATTTTTTTCTTCCCCATACTTGACCGACTACGAAATCAGTGTCTTCTGCATCCTTGAAAGTGCAATCCCATGATTGTATTATGATATCCATATGGGATTCAAGGTCTTTTGGTTTTTGGATGTAGAATTGGTTTTTGTGGGTTGGATCGATGTCACCAGGTATTCCCCACCAGCCCCTATTAAATATGGCACCGCCCGATGGACTAGGATGCTGTTGGTAAAGTGACGCCCAAGTATAAGAACCGGCGCTAATTTTAGTGGCTTCCAATTCCTCAGCATTTCCGAAACGTTCGGGCCATAACGCTTCGCCGACTTGCCGTGGATCTTGTGGTTCCAGTGGATATTCAGCGATCATTGGGAATTTTAATACTGTCCATTGTTCCGCTTTCGGATTAGATGCTGCTAACGCAAGGAGTCGACCGGACAAATCGTCTTCGTGCCACCTAGTTTGCGTGATCAATATACGGGCATCCATATTAAGTCGTCTAGTATAAAAGTCGTCTTTGTACCAATTATAGATACCGTTGCGAATGGTTTCTGATTCAGCGTCTTTCCTGCCACGAATTGGGTCATCAATAATACCATAAAAGAATCTTTTACCAGTGATAGATCCACCAACACCAGCGCACTTATAATAACCTACATGGTTTACAATTTCAAAATTTTCAGTATTTCGTTGGTATGATCTGGTTGTTGATATTGTTTTTACGTTTTTGCCGGATAGCAAAGTTTCTGGGAAAAGTTCGCGATATAAGTCATCGTCTATAATTCGCTGGACGTCTCTATTCATGTCGGATGCGAGTGAAGCAGAATAACTTGTGGCCATTATACCGATGTCGGGATTCTTGCCGAAGATCCAGGCGGGCAATCTTCTGGAAACCAATTCAGACTTTCCGCTGCCGGGTGGAAGAAATATCATAAGTCGTTTTATGTCACCAAATGCCCAGCGTTCCAAGTAATCACATATGATCTTGTGGTGCCAATTAACAGAATAATCTGGTTTTGTGTATAAGGTAAAGTCTAGTAAGTGTCTTCTTGCTTTTGCTTTTTGTATTGCAATGTCTCCTCTTTCTCCAAGTAACCAGGGAGCAATGTCACCACTAGGGGTTAAGATCGGCGACTTCAATACAGGAAGCGGATTTTCAAGTTTTGTTTTTTTCATGGTAGCGCAACCAAAAACTATTAATACTTGTAAGTGTAATGTTAACTTGGTGATGGATGTTGAAAACGATAAAGCCTGATGCAAATGGCGTATTCCCAATAATTAATGATGACCTTGATAGTAAGATTATTGTGGTGGTTGATGAATATAACGATGAAAGATTACCGGTATCATATTTTCTGCTGGAGAACCAAAGCAAAGTACTTTATCACATACCTTCTATGAATATCGTAAATTCTTATATAAACTTATGCCAAACTGAATTAAGTGATTATCAGAATTTGTTTAGGATACTGGGTTCGAAATATAAACCATTATTGGCAACTACTCATTTTATTATATTTGATAGCGTATATGAATACATGGAATGGAAAGCAAGAACCATTCCCGTGCAGAGGTAATCATGGATACCTATAAACTAGATAGTAATGGCATATTAAAGATTATTAATTTTGATAAATATGAATATATAGTAATGGTTTCTCGTATTGTTATATTCAATGTATATAAATTAACATTTTATCATAGAATAAATAAAAATGGTGATATAATTAATTTGCATAGTGGGGATGGTTTCAATATAGGATGTGACTATGATTTACAACATTTGGTAAGTAGTTTTATGAATGCTAATTCAGAGTGTCTTTTATTTAAAAATCGCACAGAATTCCTTGAATGGATCAAAGAACAACCAGGATTAAAAAATGTATAACAAAATATTATGTCGGCTGACTAGTTTCTAGAATGTTCTCCCAGTCAAACTTTATTACATTAAGGTATATTTTTCCGAGGCCATTTTTTTCACAATCAACACATACCTGGAAGTCTTTCAGGTGTTCCATGAGTTTCTTTCCGGAAAGATGCTTTTCCACAGAAACGATTGTTTCTTTGTGGCAGGCAGGGCATTTTAAAAAAATTTTCATGGTAGGGCTTCCTAAATAATTTTCCCGGATTCTAGGTCAGATAGAATCTTTTTATTGTGATCGGCAACGTTGCTTTCAGTTGTGATGTCACAGCCGCCTTCACAAGTGCATGTTTTTTTATTTTTTCTTTCCAACAACTTCATAGAAATCAATGATGTTATAAAACATATGTTGGTATCAAGTTCTATGATGGCATGTGATAAGTTAGATTTTTTTTCTATTAATTCGTCGAGGGCGGTGGCAAGTTCCTCGGCAGTCATGTCTAGTTCTGGTATGTTTTCTTTGAACATGGGTTACACCGAAAAAACAACATTAAAATGACGGCCCGGAATTCTGTGAATGGAAGTGTCGCTTCCGCGTCCGGTCTTCAAAGTATAGGTTCCGGGCGATAGTCTGCCTTGCCAAAAGAACGGCCTGTTTCCGTGGATGGTTTCCATGTCGATTATTTGGCCTTTTTCATTGAGAAGGGTCCAATTTTTTTCGCGACCAACCGCAACCCTAGCATAACAAGAATCACTTATGCCGCCATACTCTTTTGAAATAGTGTATATGTTATTTAAAACGCTTATCGAAAAGTCTTCAAACTTAAATAGAAGCTTTGGTTCTGTGTCTGGACCACTAATGTCGGGACTAGATGGTTTTGGAGTATTTTCTTTCTGTTCGGTTTCTTGTTCAGTTTCCTTTGTTTTATCATGTTTTGTCATTATTATTTTCCCCGCTGTAATTTTGATAGTTCTTTGGCTATTTTGTTTTTCTGCTTTTCCATGTGGGTTCTTTCGTTTGGCGGAAGATCATTAATGAGTTCTTCCAATTGGGTAATTTCGTCTAAAACGTAATTGTATGGTGTTTTTCTTACCACGTTCTCCATCCTCGGTCCTTGGTTTTAATGAGATGTTCTAAATGTTTTTTAAAATAGATTTTTTCGCGATATCGAAAGTCTTGATTAGATTGTCTTCGAACTTCCGGACTGTCATGGTTATACCAAAAAGGGTTATACTTACGGTATTTAGAAAATTTTGGGAATTTATGATTGGTGTTATATATTCTATATGTTTTGGACATGGTAATCTTTAAAAGAGTATTGCGTTTATTTATAGTTTTTGGTAGCAAGTTCCTTTTTTATACAACTTGGGCACATCGCGGGCCCTCGGTTTGGTTGATTATTGTTAATAGCCCGAATTCCATAAGTTACATTGATCATATACTGATATTCCAAATTTTAATATGTCGTTAATATTATAACTATTTTTTATTTTCTTCATCTATTTTTTTTAAACATGCCGGACATAAATTGGGACCACGTTCTTTTATTTTTACTTTTTTACATTTAGTGCATTTTTTCATGATAGATCTTCCAAGTTTAGTGCTTTATGTAGTCTTCCATCGTCTATTCTTGCGAGTGACATCCAGTATGGTACCTGGTTCTTGCTTCATTAATCCTTTTAAGGCATCTCCACAAGCTCTACCCCTCAGCCCAGGGTGTGTTATGGACTTTATTCTCATACCCTTTTATTTCAGTCCTTTTCCCTGCTGAACTTATCCGAGTTTTTCAAGGGTACAGGGAATTTTATGACCCCGCAAGGATCACAGGAAGGAAAATAAGGATACCTTAAGTCAAATGAGGAGGTATTTGCTTAAACCCAAACAAGTTCTGAGTTCGGTTTTGTTGTATCCTTACTTTGCCAATATATACTAGTACTTACTAGTATATAAATGTTATGGTTGTGTTTTTTCTACTAGAAAATCCCGCAACTCTATTAAATTATTTATTAAGAAGAATCGGCAATATCTACTTATTGAACCATTTTGAATTTTGTTTATGTATTTAATTAAGTCAGCTGCTGTTATGTTATCTACCATGTTATAACACATTTGATTGCTAACATAACTACTTGCATCAAAAGATGTTTCATTTAGTACGAATTTATTGTCGTATTTTACCACCATTCCTAGCCAATGGCAAACGTTTTTACTGCACATGAAACCATGTTCAATACTACCAATTTCCACCATAATAATACTTCTCGGGGATTCTGATAATTTGTTAAAAATTGATATCTTGCTTTCGTTTTCGTCAATAATGATTTCATGGAATTCTGTCATACTAATAAGTAGTCGTTAATGGTATTAATAGTTTTTGGTAGTAAAAAAAATAAAAAATATAATATATTTCATTACTTGAGTGGCCTTGGAACACTTGTCTTATATACGGGTTTTAATGGTCTAGGAACATGTTCATTGTTTCTGAATGCTATCCGTAAGTATATTGTAGTATCGCATTCATTGTAGTCAAGGGGTTCTGTTTCAGTGAATTTCTGATTACTGTGGTCAGATAGCCCAATGCCGCCGCCAGTTAAGTCATTGCATGATCTTGTGGCGTGTGATTTTGCACAACACGAAGTTGAACCATTAAAGAAATGATGACCACCATCAGTAGTTGTATTATAGTATAGTGGGATTGCAGCGGATGTAGTATCATAACGGGTTATTGTTATTGGATATGTTTCTATGGCATCTATCCAGGTTCTTGGGTAATGATTACCGGTGCCAATATATGGATCAATTACTTCATAATGACATTTCTTGGTTCCAGGTTTCCAGATAACTTTTATTAAGCCATTATCAGGATCATTGGAATCAATCTCGGCTTGTTCTGCTTCGGGTGTTCCGTTGCGATATGCCGTGAATTTTCCGAAGTCATTTATGGGATGTTCCAATAGAACTGTCTGACCATATGGTATTCTATAGGTTCCAATGTATTTTCCAGATAAATATATTTCACAATCTGCGGCTTTTCCGATACCGTTGTCTTTATGGCTGTTATGTAGTCGTATTCTGAAATGTTGATCATGTTTAAGGATTACATAACCATCTGACGTTTCTTCTTGTGCCTCAGGGACACTCACACTAAATCCATTTAGGGTACTCATTGTTGTTTCCTCCATTCGAAAGCATTTTCAATGCAATCGGAGTAAGGTCCATATAGGACCACAAATACGTCACCTCCTAACAATGTATTAAAAAATATATGGATCAAATTTCAATTAGATTCGATCCTGCTTGAATATCTGACTTTTTTCCAGAACACTTGCTATTGGATACTTTTATGGTGCTTGATACTGGATTGAATGGATCCACTGTAACATAACAGCCGCCAGTGGTAACCAACTTACAATTCTTGACTTCTGCATAAGATTGTCCAATTGCATGAATTCCGTAATAGCCTTCAATGACACAATTATCGAAGGTTACATGGGCTTGTTCAATTAGGTAGGTTGCCCCACCAGTGGAATCATGACGGTTCTTATTGCTTTTTAGTATGGAATCTTTGATAATGCCGGTGCCATCTCTTACCATAAATCCGTATGATCCAGTGGTTTTTGTACAGTCCATGTTAAGGTTTTCTATTATGAAGTCGTTCACCTGCCAGACGGTTACTTGGCTATCGGTTCGGATGTTGGATGCAGAAATCCCGTCTTTTGAACGTTCCCGAAAGTCATCATTGCCGTTTAATACAAGGCCTTCTCTACAATTCCAGGATTCGGAATCGCGAACTTGGCTATTGTGGCAGGTATCCAACATAATTGCTTCAGCGCCACAATTTTCAGAATATATGTTGGATACGATTTCGTCTGTTCCGCTACCGGATCCATTGTTTCCGAGGTATATTCCAGAACCCCAAGAATTAAGTAGTTTGAGATTGTGGTAATTTCCATTGGTTCTGAGGGAGCCTACTAGTATGAGGCCTTCGCCGTCGTGAGGTTGGCCGTCTGTTTGCTTTGCTCGATTACCGTCTAACGTTAAATACGCTACTTCAAAGTCTTCATAACCAAGATCGTATGCTTTTGTTGCCCGGATGAGCATCATTGCAACGTGACGATCCGGACTTCTTTGACCAGGCATCATTTGAATTATGGTTTTGTCTTCACCTGCACCATAAATATGCATAGAATTTTTATCAAGTATTGGCAAACATGTATAGAAAATGTTGCTTCCATCTGGATTTAAAGCAAATTTATGTTTTGCAGACAAAAGATACTTTCCGGAATCTATGTACAGGCTTCCGCCATCTGGTACCGCATCAATGGCTTTTTTGAATAGGTCAACAGCATCGGAACCAACAGAAACCTTGCTTAATTGTCGGCTAGACGTTTTTGCGATAATGAAATCGTCTTCAGTATAGATAGTTACATCATAATCGGTTAGTTCGGCGTCGCTTTTTTCAGTAGAACCTTTTGGATCTTCGAAACCAATACTTTCAGTTACAATTGGCTCGGGATCACAAGTACAGTCGCAATCACATTTCGTTTCTTCTCCCGGCATTTCTATTTCTGGTATGTCGGGAAATTCCATGTTCAGAAGGTCGTCGTTCATGCTAAAGGCGGTTAACGTAGTTAGCATGAGTAAAATAATTGTGGATAGTGTTAATTTTTTCATAAAGACTCCGAATTGTTTTTAAGAGTTTTCTTGAATTCTTCAAATGCTTTTATTTGTTCGTCTGTCCATGATTCTATAGCAGCTACATCAGGATCAATTGCACTTTCTATCCGAATCGTTTGGATGGGGGGACGTAGCGATAAATAAATTTTGCTGGTCTCATTATAGAGCCGTAAGTATTTTTCATACCAAAATTTGTCGCGAGTACCATCATCTCCTATTGGGAGCACAAATTCATTATTGGAACCATCCAAGACAGATTCTATTCGAGATAGCTCACGTTCATAACGATTCAGGATAGTTGGAGAATATTGGTTGACACGCTCGGCTATAGTGGCAGACAAAAAAGCATCTGCTGTTTGTGTAGCTTCTTCTGCTTTTTCTCGAGCTGCTTTCATATGTTTCCAGATAGCTACTTCGGATACGTCGACGCCATATTCTTTTAGTAGAATTCCTTTTAGTTCTTTTGAAGTGAGAGTACAATTATCAATGATGTATTGTTTTGCTTCTTCCGTTATTACGCATGGGGTTGCCATTATGTTTCACCATATTTTTTTAAAAAATATATACATGAAAAATTATGATAATTATTTTTTAGATTTAGATTTTATTATTAGTTCTTCGACTATTTTACTATTTCTTGGTTTATATATAAGTTCTCTACCTAATTTTTCTTGTTCTATTTCTCTCATTCTGTCTACAACATTATCGTGTTCTATTCTTAATGCTTTTTTAATACTTGAACCTTTATTTTTAAAGAAGTCTTTGGTTATGTCTTTTTCACGTTCAAATAAATTTGCATATTCATCAGACTTGTTTATTAGATCCAATTGATTTGTTGCTATATCCAAAAATTGTTGAGCAGTATCAAAATTTATACGATAATCCATAGCCTTATCTGCATTTGTTTTATCATAATTTTTAGATAAAATATTTTTCATTACATCTTTTCGGTGTGCAATTGTTGATGATATATCAGTAATAGCATTTTTTCTATTTTCTTGTGTATCCTTAATCGGTTCTCTAGGAATACCTTTCCAAAAGTTGGCGTCGTACGTAGTAAGGTTAGTTTTTTTAGAACTTTCTGTTTTGGTTTTTGTAGAATCTTTGTTGCCAGTGGCACCACCACAACTTCCAGGTCCAGTACCGCTTTTTTCATCATCCGGGCAATTATAGTTAAGCTTTATTTGTTCATTTTCGGTTATATATAACGGACTTTTTGATTTTTTGTTTATTGTATATTTCATTTTTTAATACCTCAATATTTTAAATAAAGTTGTTTTCATATAATTGCGTTACAAGATGTATTGCTTCTTGTTTGTTCTGACAGCCTTGCAACGCAAAAGATTCTTGCCAGCATGGGACATCTTCATTATTAATGTCTATATATAAATCAAAAAAACATTTATTAGGAATTGCGCGATTTAAAAAAGCAACGGAACTTTCTAAGTCCGTTAACTTTTTTTCTTTCACATATTTACCACACAAATAAAGTTCCAGGGTGACGATCTTCATATTCTTTTCGCCTTCGTATAATTTTGTTGTCTAACGTTTCTATCAAGTCATTTCGGTTTTCCTTAATACATTTATCTCGGAGTCTTTCTGCCATTCCCATTACATAGAATATGTTGGACTTTTTTGAACCAAGCAACTCAATTATTGTACTTATTTGGGTATCCAAGTCTAGTGAAACTTTGTTTTTGTATGGGATTTCGATTATTACGTTTTTGAATTCTCTAATTGGATTAAGTTCTATTGTTTTATATAGTTCTACCCAAAATCTTGTATCGTCGTCCAGGGCATATCTGTCTAACTGGGATCGACTAAAAAAATTATTAGATATTTAATAATATCACCATTGATATTGATTAGCCATACGATATGTGGCTAACATCTGGAGGAATTTTAGAATTCTCCGCTTTCATGGCTTTTTCTTTCGCTTGTGCTTCCTGAGCTTGCTTAATAACGTAATCTAGGGTATTGCGTTTGATTGACGAAAACGTTTCTAGGTCCATTTCGGGTTGCAGGTCCAATACAACAACGTCTGCATTTGTAATGGTTCCCTGGGAATTATATTCTTTTCCGGTCACGGGATCAACTTCATGGAGATAAAAATCAATGCCAACCATTGCATTTGGTTTTATGTCGGTTGCGAAAAACTTGTTACCGCCTGCGAAAATTATGTATTTTGCAGGATTTTCAGTATCAGCATTTTCGCTTTCACAGGAACAACAATTTTCGCCTTCGCTTTCTTTATTTTCTAGTTCGTTCCAGGTAGCTATAAATTCATCGATGAAGGAATCAAGGCGAGTTTCAATTATTTCGTTTAGTTCGGATTTCAGGGTTTCCAAATCTTCTTGTGTAACTTCAGTCATTTTCTTGTCCTCGAAACTATTTTATTATTTTAGTTTTTTTGAATATGCTTTCTGATAAAATACGTCAAATGATGATCCGGATATTTGGTCTAGCCAGAACCAGTCTTGTTGTGAAATGGTTCTTTTGTCATATAGCATTTTTTTATCGTAATAGAATTCACGGTCGGTTATTTCTGGTAACAAAATTTCGGTGGAAACAAGGTCACAATTTTCGCATTGTAATTCGCCGCGAACATTATATCGAAGTAAGCTGTTGCATTCATCGCAACGTAGGTCTACTCCGGTTCCGAAATCTTCTGTACATCCCACACATGAACTCGTTGTTATAGGATGAGTTCCGAATTTTTGCATGGTTTTCCGTTCGCGAATGTATGCTGCTTTTTCTTCTTTTGTTTTGAAAAATATTTTGGTTTTTTTGCCGCAAATACTTATCACTAAAAAGATAGGTTTTTTGGGTTTTACGTATTTGCGGTTGCGTATTTTCTGTTGCTCTATATAGTGGTACTTACACAAGGAGTGTAGTTTGTTGACAGTATCCTTGCGGCCATATGCATTATCCTCAGATAATTCTATACCACATATATAACAATGATTACGATCGGATTTCAAAAAGAGTCACCAAAACAATATTATTAAAATATATTTAATACTTTTCTAGTATATAAAGTTTTTGGTTGAAAATTATTGGAACTATTGCTGAAGTTGATCTTCCAGAAGGTTTTGATAGAAATCCCAGGCAACATATATGTCCGGAAATTCCAGGACGGTATTATAACTGGTTATTACTTTTATATTGTTTGGTGTTTTTATGAAGTCAAAATATTCGGAAATTTGGTTTGTGTCAAAATCTATTATGTTCATGTGGACTTTGCCATATCTCCGAATTGTTTTAATGTACTTCATATAGATGGCTATTGGAGGCATTATATAGGTGGCTAGAAATTTAGGGTAGTTTACTTGGTAAATGATTGGCCAGTTATCGAAGTTTGTCATTGTAATATCCATCTTGTTATGTTTTAATTACCATTAGACGTTGTGTTCTTTTCGTATATTTCCATTAATATAGATAGGTTTTTAGGGATGTTAGATAATGGTCCACTTTTGTACCAACACTTATAACCAGACGGTTGCATAATGCGAAGGTTTTCATTGTGCCTAATACAATACAAAATTACATGATAATGTTCATCTTTTTCATTTAGTGTCCTTTTTGTGCAATCATTTGCAATTACCAAAACATCCGGTAATTCTGGTACATAGAAGTAACACATACCTCTGGAATCTGGTCCTAATATTTTTCCCACTCTTTTTTTCTTCTTTCTAACTCTCCGATTAGGGCCTCCTTGGGGAGGGTTTTCAAGACGGTTTCAATGATATCTTCGGCGAAGCCTTGGATATTGTACCCATCCCATCCGCCAGCGAAAGCTGTTAAATCGTCCACCAGGATTTCTTCTGTTGTAGGAGGGCGGACTTTGAATGAACCAATGGGCCGGTCGCCATAGTGTATTTTATATCTGTCATGGGCTTGTATGCGTCGTTGTACATACTTTTCCATCTTTTCACGGGCATCAGATAGGTTAGCAGCTTTGATTAGTCGTTTAGAGGTAGTATTCCCAGGAAGATCAATTTCACCAACAAAGTATTTATTTTCCATTTAATACTCACCAACCTTTATATGTGCGGTTATGTCCCAGACTTCCATGTTATGTAATTAGGTGTCTTTGTATTTATATGTTTTGACTATTCTATGTAGATGTGGGCACTTGCAGAAAACGTTGTTAGACTACCAGGCAAAACACTAAGATCATTTGCTATTTTTTCCTGCAACCTAGCGAGGCCATAAACGTTTGTGGGCCAGGCTTGTAATATATCATGGCTTCTAAAGAAATGGGTGGCGTATAGTTTACCTAATCGTAGTTTGTAGTCTGCGACAATCTGACACGGATGGTGTATATTGGTTTCCAGGTCTTTTTCTGGTAGCCACAAGTAGGCTGTTGCTCGACGTGTGGTTGGATGTTTTTTCAGGATTTTTGTGATGTAGTATATTTGACGAGACATGCGCTCGTTGTAGGTATAGTCAAAGCCCTTACAATCATAGGAAAAATCCAATAATTGTTCGGCGTATGTATTGAGGGCATTTATGTCCCAGCCAGAATTTTTAATTGGAAACCCATCCAATGGATTTCTGATTTCCATTACAAGGTTTTGCACTTCTTTTGTATGTTTATGATCTTCTGTGATAATATTATTACCATTCAAATTTATATAATTTTTTGCGTAGTTCCATCCATCAGAGGAATCTGGTACTTTTTTAAAATGTGTCATAAAAATCAAAAAATAAAATAGTAATAATTATAATTAGTTATTCAAATACATGATTACGTCGTATTCGCGAAGTTCGTCAATATTCCATGTATAGTATGGAATTGTATTATTTGGTCTTGCTCGGTAACGTTCTCTAAGAACTTCTTCTGAAAAAAGACCAAGTTCTCGCATCTTACTGAGAGATACTACTAAAAATCCCCCGTTGTTATCAACGATCATTTTGATTGTATTTTCTGTTCCTGCGGCATCCATTTCATGTAATGCCAGGGTTAAATGAACTCCAACACCAATTATGCCATTACGACGTGATAGATGACCATATTCTCGATTTCCTTGAATAGTATAAGTTTTACCAGAAGTTTCCATGTAAAATTGTGTTCCGTATATACTATTCAATTTTTCAATTGCTTTATAAAAATTGTCAATTTTTTCTTTACTCAGATTCCTTCCCTTTCCTTGTGTTCCTTTTATTTTTTTATTTTCTCTTGCTTTGTTCACATTACTCAACAATATGTCCAATGATGGCATTCCAGTAGTTGACATTTATTCTACCTCAAAAATTTTTCCAATGACTTTACTTTTTGTACTATCCTCAAAAATGTCTAGCCATGATTCTGTTTCATTAGAATTCCAATCCGAAAAACACGCTTCCGGAAAAATGTCAAAACAGGAATTCATTGAATTATCCAAGTTTTGTTCCGAATTTTCAAGTACGCCTATTTGTATAACATACATTATAATCACCATTAAAATAATTAATTTAGATGAGTATGTTGCCATTTTCTGTAAT